AGTAACCACACCAAATCCACCAAACGATCATGACTACCCCTTTGACGGACTACAGCGACTATTGCATGGAATCAGGTATGGAGAGCTTGTCACGATCACTGCAGGCTCTGGTGTTGGAAAGTCCTCATTCTGCAGGGAGCTTGCAACTTCACTACTACAAAAAGGAGAACGGGTCGGTTATCTTGCTCTTGAAGAATCGAACCGACGCACTGCTCTCGGTCTGATGTCTTCTGCCTTAGGCAACCCTTTTCATCTTGGTGAACATGAACGATCTACCCTCCGTGACGCTTATCAAGCGACTCTTGCTGACTGGAACCTTTTTCTTTTTGATGGTTTTGGGAGCTTTGATCCTGACATCATTTACAACCGAATCGAATACCTGGCTACTGGACTCGACTGCAGGATTATATTTCTAGACCACCTTTCCATCCTTCTTAGTGGTCTAGACGGTGATGAGCGCAGAATTATTGACCAGACAATGACACGTTTGCGTTCTCTTGTTGAACGTACTGGTGTAGCTCTGTTCCTTGTATCACACTTACGTCGTACACAACAGGACAAAAACCATGAAGAAGGAGCCCGCGTTACACTGGGACAACTGCGAGGATCTGCTGCAATTGCACAACTTTCTGATGGAGTTATCGCACTCGAACGAGATCAGCAAGGTGGAGGCGAACACTCTAATACAACTGTTAGAGTCCTCAAGAATCGCTATTCTGGCGAAACTGGTGTAGCATGTACACTAGCATACGATTTGTTTACCTGTAAATTTAATGAAACTGAACCTGACAAAGAGTTCGATCCAACCACAGACTTCTGAACTTAAGCGTCCTAACCCTCCAACGCCTAAAGCAATTGAAAAAGCTCAATTCAAAGACAAGACCTACCGCTGGAATGGTCGCTAAGCTTATTCTAATTGATGGTCTTGTTTTAATTACAAATATTTTTATTTGTGCGGGGGTTGTTCGTCATTGGAATGATGTATGAATTTAGTTTTTGATTTAGAAACTAACGGTTTACTCAATGATGTTACCCAAATCCACTGTTTGGCAATTCATGATCTTGATGAAGGTAAGACGCATGTCTTCAACGATCAATCGTTTAGCAGAGTTGGTGACAAACCAGCGGCGGCACCAATCGTTCAAGGCATTGAAATGCTGGAAGATGCGGACACCATTATTGGTCACAACATTATTGGCTATGATTGTCCTGTTATCAGGAAGTTTTACCCTTGGTTTGACCGATCTTATGGTGTGGTGGACACTTTGCTGCTTAGCCGCCTTTATCATGCTAACATACTTGAGGTAGATCAAAAGAGGAAGTGGGATCAAATGCCCCTTCAACTATATGGTCGTCACTCTCTTGAAGCTTATGGCTACCGTCTCAAGTGCTACAAAGGCTCGTTTGGTAAGACTACCGACTGGTCTGATTGGTCACAAGAGATGCAAGACTACATGGTTCAAGATGTTCAAGTTACTGTCAAATTATGGCACCACTTCCACCGTTACCTGACTGGGTAATTTTAGAACACCAAGTCGCTCAACTACTTCAACAGCAAGAGGAACATGGATGGGCATTTAACGAAGCTCTTGCATGGGAGCTTGCATCGTCTCTCCAAAAAGAATTGGAAGAGACTTCTAAAATATTACGAGACAGGCATCCTTTCGTCAAAAGCGAGGAAAAAACTCCTAAAAGAACTAACAGTACCCTTGGATACGTCGAAGGATGTAAGTTCACACGAATTAAAGAGTTAAACCCTACTTCACGCGATCACATTGCATGGATCCTTACTCAATTTTACAAATGGAAACCTACCCAGATGACGGCTACTGGGAAGCCTATGGTGGACGAAACGATCCTGACCGAGATTGGTACAGAGATTTCGATGATGTTCTCCAAATGCTTGACCCTGACGAAATCACTTGGGATGCTGACGGCGGGTGTAAATGCCTGGTTGAAGCTAGAGAAGAAAGGTCGCATTCACCATCACTGTAGTGTTGCAACCATTACTCATCGTTGCGCCCATCGTAAACCAAACCTTGCCCAAGTCCCTTCTGATGAAAGATTCCGACAACTGTTCATTCCTTCAAAAGGTCTTACAATGGTTGGTGCTGATTTATATGGAATAGAAATTAGGATGATAGCTCACTACCTAGCAAGGTATGATGAAGGACGTTATGCCAAACTTTTACTTGAAGATGACATTCACCAGGTAAATGCTGATGCGATTGGAATCACTCGTAAACAAGTTAAAACTGTCACGTACGCTTTCCTATACGGAGCTGGCGACCAAAAGATCGGGTTATCATTTGACGAACATCTTACTTTGCAAAGAGCTAAGTCAAAGGGCAAAGAAATCCGGGATGCTTACGTCAAAGCTATCCCAGGTCTTGGGAAGCTCCTTGACGCAGTTAAAGAAGCTGCTCAAAGGGGTTGGGTCAAATCTATAGATGGTCGAAAGATCACTGTAAACAGTCCTCACAAAGCGTTAAACATGCTGCTACAATCATCGGCAGGCGTCATCGCTAAGCGGTGGATGGTCCTAGTTGATGAAACTAACAGGCTTTGTGGTATAAACAGCCACCAGCTTGCTTTTGTCCACGACGAACTTCAATTTGAATGCCACCCTGATCATGTCAACGACTTACGTACATCCTTGGTACACGGAGCTACAGCGGCTGGAGAATATTACAATCTCCGAATCCGCATCGATGCTGAAGCCACCCAAGGCTCAAACTGGGCAGAAACTCACTAAATCCACCAACCACCATGCGAAGCAAATCCTTGATGGGTCTCAAGCGTAAAGACCCTTTTACTTCTAAAAAATCCACACAAGGTAACGGTCGTCACAGCAAACCAAAGAAAGGCAAAAAAGCTTATCGAGGTCAAGGTAAATGAGTCTACTAATTGATGCAGACTACATTGTTTACAAAAGCTGTGCAGCTGCAGAAACTGAAATTGACTTTGGTGATGACATTATTGTTGTCGCTAGTAAATTTTCTGATGCCTACCGTAATACCGAACGAGAACTTTACAACATAGCCCATGACCTTGGAGAGTTTGATAATTCTATTTTGTTCTTTTCTGATTCCAGCAACTTTCGTAAACTACTGGATCCAGCGTATAAAGGACACCGTAACAGAAAAAAACCCTGCGGATATAAAAGAGTAATTAATAAGCTTAAAGAAGAGTACCAAGTTATAATTATGGAAACATTAGAAGCAGATGATGCTATAGGTATCTATGCTACTAATGAACCGGGGCATATTGTCTGTTCACCAGATAAAGATATGCGTCAAATTCCTGGACAACTTTATAACTTTACCGATGAACTTATCACCATCACGCCTGACGAAGCTTATCAATGGCATATGATTCAAACACTTGCTGGCGACCAGACGGACGGATATGCAGGTGTTCCAGGTATTGGAATAAAACGTGCTGTTACATTGTTTGAAGAAAAAGGTTACACATGGGAAACTGTAGTAAATGCATTTGCTGACAAGGACCTGGATGAGGACGTGGCACTCCGAAATGCTAGGCTTGCTAAAATCCTACATTCAGAGAACTATGACTTCATCAACAGGACCGTCAAGCTTTGGTCCCCCTCCTCCTCCAATTGTGGAGCTGACAATCGAACAAGAGTTCAAAATGAGGCAGATTGAAGATGCATTAAAAGATGCAACCAAGGAAGACATCATTACTGTTTTTCTTGCTCTTCAACGTCAAACTTTTGTTCTAGGTAACAACGTCACCAATCTTATTAAAAAATGGCACCAACCAACACCCGAGGACCCAGCTATTACAAGCGCGGCTCTATTGATGTTTGGGATTTCATCCGACAACAAGGACTAAGTTTTCATCTTGGTAACGCAATAAAATATATTTGCAGAGCAGGCTATAAAGAATCTAAAATTCAAGACCTAACTAAAGCTATCCACTACCTTCAAAATGAACTCGAGTACACAATTGAAAACCCTGATGCAACAAGCGAACGAGTTTCGTACGGGTTATCAGATCAAGAACTCTACGAAGAAAGCTTCACAGACTATGCAGAAAGCTTTGATCGATGAGGAATGGTCAGAGTTTCACGAAGCTTTTCATTTTGAATTTCCAGAACAACAGTTAAAAGAGCTTGCTGATCTTGTTTATGTTTGCTATCAATTTGCAGCTAACATGAATTGGGATCTAGACGAAGCTATGGACCGTATCCATAAATCAAACATGTCAAAGCTCGGAGACGATGGTCTCCCTATTCGCCGAGAAGATGGTAAGATTCTAAAAGGTCCAAACTACCAACCCCCTATTCTTACAGATCTAGTTTAATGACCACCTCCACTATTGCCCGCACTGGTCGAGTCCAATCTTGGATCGACAACCCTGAATCTCGTCTTCCCGTATCTTGCACTGTCTTCGTTGTTGAAGACTCAATGGAAGGACCCAATGGAATCGAAGCAAGCTGGCGATTTGCTAGCCACGCTCTGCGAAATGGAGCAGGCTGCGCGATCCACCTGTCGAAACTGCGACCCAAAGGTTCAGTGTCGATTAAAGGAGCTGATGAACTTATTGCAAGCGGACCAGTCAGTTTCGGAAAAATCTATTCAACACTAAATGAAATTCTTAGGCGCGGCGGAACCTATCGTAATGGTGCGATTGTTCTTCATCTTGACCTATCCCATCCTGATGCTCTCGACTTTATTTCTTGTAGTCGAACGGAACTTCCTTGGGTTAAACGGTGCATCAACATTACTGAAGAATGGTGGCACCAATGTCAATTCAAAGATCAACTCCTTTACGGAATCAAATCCGGTGACATCTGGCTTAATAAAGTAAAACATGACAGCAAAGGAAA